TAAGAAAAAAACTCATTTAGCCGAACAAGCGTTTGTTAATCCGGATTTTAAAGTTGAAGATAAAAAAATAACAGAATATGATGCAGTTCATTATACTATTAATAAAAACACAAAAGCTTTTGGCGATAAACCAGTAGGCAATTATAATAGTGCTGCTGAATATACAAAACTAGAAACAGATGCATTTGTTTATCAATTAACTCTTAATAAATTAACCTTATCTGTTCGTGGAAGAGCTGATTTAAGTGCTGGTAAAGTTATTGAATTTATTGTAGATAGAAATAGGCCATCTAGTTATGGTAATACAAGAGAAGATAATGAATATTTGAGTGGAAAATATTTAGTTCTTAACGTTCATCACAAGATGTCTGCAGGAAAATATGTGAATATTATAGACGTTGTTCGTGATTCTTTAGGTAAGAAGGTGAGAAAGAGCGAATGAAACAATTAATGCATTGGTGGACTGGCGTAGTTGAGGATAGAGATGACCCTCAAAAGCTTGGTCGTGTACGAGTTCGTATATTTGGTCTACATACAGATGATCTTTCCAAAATTAATATTGGAAATTTACCATGGGCTCATACTATGATGCCTTGTACATCAGCTTCTATTTCAGGCGTTGGTTTTTCTCCAACAGGTTTAGTTGAAGGATCTTGGGTAGTAGGTTTTTTTGCAGATGGTGAAAATATGCAAGATCCTATCGTTATGGGATCTATTCATGGTTATCCAACTCAACCGAAAGATGAACAAAAAGCATTTAAAGATTTCTATGGAGTATATCCTCGTTGGCACAATGACACTGATGTTAGTTATGTGGCCAGAGAAAAATGGAATGCGCATCAATCCTATTATTCTAGATATCATGAGAGAATAACAGGAATTGAAAAATCATCTAAACCAACATTAGATACCGTTGATACTAAAGCCTCTGAAGGTACTGAAGATGTACGCAAGACTTGGAATGAACCTGAACCAAGACATGGTGCTGGTGGTATGTATCCATATGTTCATGTACATGAATCTGAGCAAGGCATAGTACATGAAATTGATGATACACCAAACGGTGCTCGTATTGTCGAGTATCATCCAGCTGGTACTTGGCATGAAATATTTCCAGATGGAGATAAGGTAACCAAAGTTTCTGGAAATAATTTTGAAATAGTAGTTCATGACGAAAACATTTTAGTTCGTGGATCTAGAAGCGTAACTGTTGAAGGTGCTGCTCATTTATTAGTTAAAGGCGATTTAATAACTGAAGTTAGAGGTGATTATCATTTAAAGGTACACGGTAATCGTCATACAAAAATTGTTGGCAATGATTTTATGGAAGTAGTTGGAAACTTTAACCGTAACGTAAAACGCGATTTCTTAAGTAGAGTTGGTAAAAATCAAACGTTGTTAGTAGACGTTGATAAAACTGAATCTGTTGGTGGTACTAGTGGATTGACTGTTGTTGGTAAAGCTGATCAGATGTATCTTTCAACATATAGTATGTTTTCAAATGGTGCACAATCGATGTCTACTAATTCCACACAACAGTTTTTATCAAAGGATGGTTTAGATTTTGGTTCTCAATCGGACTGGATTTTAAATTGTAAGTCTAGTATGACAATTAATGTTAGTGGAGCACTTAATATTAATGCTGGACCAACGTTCAAAGTATTAGCAGATAAAGTAGAGTTAAATTAATATGGCAGATAATAAATCAAGTCCTGTTTGCGGCATTAATGCATCGCTCGATGAAGCTAAAGCCGCAATTGATTCATTGAAAGGACAAATCGCTGCGGGCGTCAATTCAATTGGAAATCTTGGAGATATAGCTGAAACTATTAAAAGTAAACTTGCAGAAGTAAACATTCCTCAAGTGCCAATAACAAATTTACAACAAGAATTAGCTAATTTACCAAATTTATCACCAGAAGAATATCAAGCTAAAGTTGCCGAACTAAAGCAAAAGTTTGGTGCAGCGATGAAAGAAGCTGGCCAAGATTTAGACGAAGTTATTGGTAAAATACCAAAACCTGCTGGATTAACAGTAGATGGTGATAAGGATATATTTGCTGGACTAGCAGCATTAAATGATAAGCTTGGAAAAGCATTTCAAGAAGCACAGCAACAGTTATCTCAATTAAATATTGAATCTATTGTTGGAGATATATGTAAAGGTGTTCCAAATTTAGAAATTCCTGAAGTTACTGAAACACAAGTAATCGTAGATCCACAAAATCCACAAAAACAACAGGAAGTAGTAGTTCCTGTTCCACAAACTCCTACAGTTAATCCGGATCCTCCAAAACAACCTCAAAAAGATCCAGTTGTAGAATCTAAGCCAAAGGCACCTCCAGCTGGAGGTTTTACCTTTGCATTTACAGCTGATAAATTACAAGCTGCGTGTGGTGCTGAAGCTGCAAAATGGCATAGTTATTTAAGTGAAATGCTACCAAAGTATAATATTACCACTCCAGAACGTGTAGCTGCGTTCTGTGCAAATGTTACAGTAGAAACTAATTGGAAACTTTTAGAAGAAAATTGTAATTATGGAGCCAATTTCCTATACAATTCATTAAATCCAGGTAAAAAACGCTTTCCAACCTTGGAGGATGCTCAAGCTCTAGTAGCTAAAGGTAAGGAAGCGATTGCAAATGTAATTTACGGTAATCGTATGCTAAATGGACCTCCAGAAACAGGAGAAGGCTACAAATATAGAGGTAGAGGTCTTAAACAATTGACGGGTAAAGATAACTATACACGCGCATCAAAGGTATTTTTTGGTGATGATAGATTAGTTACTAATCCAGATCAAGTAGTAACTGATAAAAATATTGCTGTAGAAACAGGATGCTGGTATTATAAGACTGTCAATATTGCTTCTTATGCAGATAAGAAAGATTGGGGCGCATGTGCAGCGTTGGTTAATCTTGGAAGACCTATCAAGAGTAATGAAGATGCAACTAAAATTGTAATTGGATATAATAAACGCGTAGAATTAGCTCAAAAAGCATATAATACCTTCAATGGATAATAAATAGGATCATGCGTACTCAAAACCCATCAGATTCTTCATCCCCAGCGTCTATTATAAGCTCTGTAGTTCATAGCGACTTAGATTTGCTTTTTAAACCTAATCCAATTAGCGGAGATATAAATCCACTAAAAGATGTTGAAGCTATTAAAAACTCAGTAAGAAATCTAATGCAAACTAACTTTCAGGAAAGACCATTTCAACCTGAAATTGGCTCTGGAATTAGAGGATTATTATTTGAATTAGCTGATCCAATCACTATGCATGACATAGAGATGGCTATACAACGCACAATCGATAACTTTGAACCACGAGTTATTGTACAAAATATAGACATTAGTGATGACATTGACAATAATGCATATAATGTATCACTTACATTTCAAGTTATAGCTACAGAACAAGTTAGCACAGTAACAATCATATTAGAGAGATTACGATAATGGCATCTAACCTAAAAGTAACAGAGTTAGATTTTTTCCAAATTAAGGAAAACTTCAAATCTTACTTAAAAGCACAACAAGATAAAGGTAAATTCACCGACTATGACTTTGATGGGTCAGGAATGTCTGTGCTTTTAGATATTTTAGCTTATAATACTCATTATAATGCTATTAATGCTAATATGGCAATGAATGAAGTATTTTTAGATAGCGCCGAACGTCGAAACAACGTTGTTTCACTCGCAAAGATGTTATCATATGTGCCAAGATCTGCTTCTGCGGCATATTCAATTGTTAATTTTGATGTAAATTCCCCAGCTGGATCTCCTCTTACTCTAACATTAGAACGAGGAACACGCTTTGTGTCAACTGTGGGCGATAATCAGTATAACAATAGTTCCTCAAGATGTTACAATCACAAATGAACAAACCGGATTGCCAACCACATACTATAATGTTTATAGATTTGAGAATGTAAAAATTAGTGAAGGTAGTATTAAAAATATACAATATACCGTTGATTCTTTTGATAACGGACACTATTTTGAAATCCCAGATATAAACGCTGATATTTCTACACTAATTGTAAAAGTAAAAGAAAATAGCGTATCAACAAAAGCAGATGTATATACTCTTGCTACTGATTTCACAACAGTAAAAAGCGACACTCAAGCATATTTTTTACAAGAAGGTCTTGATGGAAAATATGAAGTTTATTTTGGTGATGGAACCGTTGGTAAACAACTTGTGGGTGGAAATGTTGTAACATTGGAATGGCTAAGTACAAATGGTGTTGCCGCAAACGGCGCTAGTGTGTTTTCACTGGCTGATACTATTTCAGGAAACACAGATATTACGTTATCTGTGTTAAATAAGTCAATCGGTGGAGCAGGAAATGAAGATATTTCTTCAATTAAATTTAATGCACCGCTATCATATCTTTCACAAAACAGATGTGTGACATCAGCTGACTATCAGGCTATGATATCAAATAATTATGGAGATGTGGAAACTGTGACGGTTTGGGGTGGAGAAGAAAATGATCCTCCTCAATATGGCAAAGCATATATTTGTGTTAAGCCAAGAAATGCTGATTTTTTAGATGATGTAGAAAAATCATACATTATCGATAGCATTTTAAAACCAAAGAATGTAGTTTCAATTAGTCCAGTAATCGTAGATCCAGAATACACATATTTGTATTTAGATGTATTTTTTAAATATAATCCTAATGCTACTGATTCAACGTCTAGTCAATTAGCTACTATTGTTTATATTACTATTAATAATTTTAATAATAATGAATTGAAAAAATTTGATGGCGTATTTAGACATTCACGTCTATTAGGCTTAATTGATAATTCTGATACTGGCATTTTAAGTTCTACTATTAGACTTTATAT